TGTCTATGATGTAAATGCTAGAAGTTTGCTACAAAATAAAGCACCTTCAATTAGATCTGCTTTAAATAAAACTGTTGCATTTAACATTAAAATGCAAAAACTATTTCCAGATTTACACATCGAGAAAGAGTATACAGTAGGTAATAAAAAGATGGAAGTTTTAGATAATTTAGGAATTATATATTTAGTAAAACCTGAAAGTATTTTATTAGGGCAGTATCCTTCCATTGAAAGTGCAATTGACAAAGACAAAGCATTTGCATTAAAAGCTGGAGACATTCATGGAGATCTGTATGATTATTCTTTAGTACACTATCAAAGTGATAAAGATATAGTATCCATTGTTTGCAAAGACCATGGTATTTTTTATCAAAGACCTAATAATCATATTACTCAAAAACAAGGATGCCCTCTATGTAATCAAACAAGAGGTTGGAGTAAACCAGAATGGCTAAAGTATTCTGAGAATAAATTTTGTACTTTGTACAAGATACGATGCTGGAATGAAACTGAAAATTTTATAAAAATAGGAATAACATCTGGATCTGTAAATAAACGATTTACAGGAAAGAGAAGTATGCCTTACAATTATGAAATACTACAAGAAATTCCAGGAACTGGTGAAGAAGTTTGGAATTTAGAACAAAAATTACATAAACAATTTAAACAATTTAAATATATGCCTGAAATTAAATTTCACGGAAGACAAGAATGTTTCCAAATAACCATTTATAACTCACTGTATGCTATGCATTTACCACTCTAAGGATCTCGATGGGTTGTGTAGTGCAGCCATTGTATTAAAAAAGTATCCCGATTGTACTTTAATTGGTTGGGATTATGGAGATCCAATTCCAGAATTACTAGGAAGTGAAGATATTATGATGGTCGATATTTCCTTTAAAATGGAAATTATGCATGAAGTTGCTAAACGTCATAAATTAACTTGGATTGACCATCATGCTTCCGCAAGGAAAGATTACATTGAGTATTTCGGAGGATGGGGAGAAGCATATTTTACTTACATTTATGGAGATAAGAGAGCTGCTTGTGAAGTAACTTGGAAATATCTTTTTTGGGATTTATTCTTACCTTATAGTGTTGAATTACTTAGTAAGTATGATACATGGAGAGGTAACGATACTCCAGAATGGGAAGAACAGATTCTTCCTTTTCAGTATGGGGTAAGAGCAAAATGTATTACTCCACAGGCTGTTTTGCATTTAATTGAGAATGACTCAATTTTTTCTGTGGTAACTAATGGTAAAATCATTATTGAATACACAAAGAAACAAAATGAAAAACTATCTAAGTCACATAGCTTTGTAAGGCAATTTCAAGGCTATAGAGTCCTTTGTTTAAACACCCCATTCATTGATAGTGATACAATGGAGAGTTTCTACGATCCAACTAAACATGATCTAATGTTAAGTTTTTGTTTTGTGGGAAATAGGTGGAGTTTTAGTTTAAGAAGTGTAAATGAAATAGATTGTAGTGTATTAGCCAAAAACTTAGGTGGCGGTGGTCATGCAAGAGCTGCAGGATTTGAGGTAAAGCATCTTAGTGATGCTATAGCTTTATAATAGAAAAATAGAATGGAACAACATGGAGAAACCATTAGCTGTCAGTTAATGGCGAAGAGGACAGGTAATTATACTGTATATGTGTTTAAGAATCTCGAAACAAATAACTACATTACTGTAACCAAATGCCCTAATTGGGAGGATGATGAAATTGATGTAGGTCAAGAAGGTTTTTTAACTTTCCGATTTGTTAGAGCATTTCAAGAAAAGTGGACTGATAAATTCACTATGAAAGAAATATTTTATCAATATTCAGCTAATTATTACCTGTCGTTCATTCCAAGTTCATACGTAGTAAAAGATGGGACTGTTATATCAACAGAACTATTTGTTAAATAAGAATTAAAAGCCTTTTAAGAGGCTCCGAAAAGCATAAATCTACAATGATTGGAAAAGATCAATTAATTAATAATAAAGTAGATGGGCGAGTTAAAGGAAAAGTTGCAAAAAGCACTTGAAGATAAAGAGAATGATATTACATCTTATGTTTGGAAATTTCCAAAAGTAAGAATAGGTGATAATTTTACACAAGAAGAGGTAAGATTAGTAGATTGTGGAACATATGATTTACAGAAATTCTGGGATCACATACAATCAATGTTATACTCAAAAGATCGAAATAATTTAGGACGAGTATCCCTATTAAAAGAAATACAACAACAACAACTTAAATGTGGTGTTGAGTTATTTTTAAGATACTCAGAAAGTATTGGCAGTAGTCGCACTGCCGTTCTTGATGCTATAAGAGGTAGTATTAAGAAAAATAATATTAGTCCTGTGGATGTGAAGTTTATGTTGCTTTCTGACTTACTAAGTGTTCCTATTGAATATAGGAGTTTACCGATTGAAATAGTCATGGAAGGATGTCTAGACAAACTAGGTAGGTTTGATAGAAGACATATAACACTCTCATTTATATTAAAGCAGGGTATATGGTTCTCTAAGGAAGAGAACAAGGATCTTACAGAGAAAAATGAATCTGGAGATGAACGGGATAAAAAAGAGGTTATTAGAGAAAGGCTAAATCTTTCACAAAATATTAATCTAATATTGACTCCTACTGGATTAAGTTACACGCAATTTAGAGCGTTAATCACTCTAAAAAGTAAAAAATATAGTGAACTTACAAGTGAACAACTTAAAATTCTAAGAAAGAGGATGTTATACACATTGGAAGATGATGTTAAGAAACATATTGATTTCTGGGAAAAGAAAGAGATTGAGCTTAAAAAAGTCACTGAAAGTAAAGGGATTGATTTGAGATGAAGTATATCGTTTCAAATAGTCCAAAACTCTTCGGTTGGGAAATTGCCAAATCAATATCTATTAAGGAAGCCTTAGATATGCTCTTTAAAGAGCCTATCTTAGGTTTTGATACTGAAACAAGGGGATTGAATTGTTTTACAGACAAAATCTTATCAAGTCAATTTGGAACCCCAAAGTTCCAAATTCTCTTTGACCATGAAACTGTTGATATTCAACTATTAAAACCTTTGTTAGAATCAGATATTCTATTTGTTGGGCAAAATCTAAAGTTTGATATACGTTATTTATACTATTATGGTATAGTTCCTAAAAATGTATATGATACTTGGCTAGCAGAAATACTTATAACTAATGGTTTAAAGTATAATGGTAGAACACTAAAAGATTTAGCATTTAATTATTTAGGGGTAACTTTAGATAAGACAGTGCGAGGAGAGATTATTTATAATGGTCTAAATGAGGCAACTGTAAACTATGCTTTACGAGATGTAGAATTTATTCTACCTATTCGTGAAAAACAAATGCTAATTATTAGACAATTTAACTTAGAAGTTGCTTTAAATTTAGAAAATTCGTTTGTTAAAGTTCTAGCTTATATAGAACATTGTGGTATTAAGTTAGACACTACCAAGTGGATGGCTAAATATGAACGTAATAAAAAGAATTTAATTGCTGCCGAGAAAGGTCTAAATCAGTATCTTGCAGACAATGGTTTTAAAGAGTACTTTGACGCTCAATTAAATCTATTTTCTGATGAAAAGATATGTCTTATGAATTGGAATTCTTCTACACAGGTAGTACCTTTATTTAATAAACTTGGTATTAATACTACTTAATTTAAAAAAGGAGAAGAACATGAGACAGTCAATGCTAAAGTACTTGATAAACAAAAAAAAGAATTTCCTTTTATAGTTGATTATCTTAAATATAAGGAACTCTTTAAGGAATGTAGCACTTATGGGGAAAGTTGGTTGACATTTAGTGAAGCTTCTACTGGAAGAATTCATACAAATTTTACTCAATTAATGGATACCACTCGAATTTCCTCAGGAGATAAGAAAAGAGGTCTTCCAAATATGTGTAATTTACCATCAGATGCTGAGACAAGAAGTTGTTTTATATCTGAACCAGGGCAAGTCATGATTGATGCAGATTATTCAGGACAAGAAACTGTAGTACTAGCTAATCTTTCACAAGATAGAGGTATGATTGAGTTTTTTAGAAATGGTTTTGGAGATCAACATAGTTTTGTGGCAAGTAAAATGTTTGATGAGTTAAAAGATTTAACAGCTGATGAAATTAAAACTTTACATAAGGATAAGAGACAGTTAGCCAAAGCTGCAGGGTTGCAGCTAAAAAATAAACCTTATACAGAATTAGATAGTTATCATTTAATTTATTATATTTGTGTTTCACAAATAAATTAATAATGAAAGCTACTAATGAATTAATTTTGAATTTTAATAATGGAGGTATTTATAAAATAGTAAATACTTCAAATAATAAGATCTATGTAGGATCTACAAAATCTTTTAAAAATAGATACATTCAGCATTTAAGTAAATTATCTACTAAAAAACATTCTAATAAACATCTTTTATCTTCTTATGAACTAAATCCAGGAGAATTTAAGATGGACATTATTGAAGTTATTTCAGATTTCTCAACTCTTTTACAAAAAGAACAAGAGTATATTGTTAAATATAATTCCACCAATAATCTAATTGGATATAATTTAACCTCAACAACTACTTGTCCTTCACATTGTAAAATAGTTAAAGAAAAGATATCAGTAGCTGCTAAAAAATTAGTAGAAAAGGAAATTAAAGAGACAGGGGAATGGAGATTAACTAAATTTCAAATACAAAAAGGAGATGTTCCTTGGAATAAAGGTAAGAAAATCTTAAATACAACAAACTATCATACTAAAAAAACTAAAACAGCTGCTTTATTACAAGCTCATCTAAACACTTCAATAAGAGGAAGAGAAAAGAGTAACGTGATAGTATGTTTAGATAAAAATAAAAATGAATTATTTGTATTTAGAAGTCAGACTGATCTATTAGAATTGTTTAAATTGACTGATTTTGGGTTTACTGTTAGTGAATCTAGATTATGTAAATCTATTAAAAATCAAAAATTGTATAAGGGGCATTATTTTATAATGCGAGCCCCTAATGAAAGTGATTTCATTAGAAAATCGGATGAACTCAGGGAAGGCTGTAATGCTAATCCTGAGCCAAGCGTGAAGTAAACTTCGCGAAGGTGCAACGACTACCTGAGCCATAAATTGGCTTAATAACAGGAAGTAACTATATGTAGTGATATAATGAAAAAGCGTCCGGCTCTTAGAGTAATCTAAGATGATGATATAGTCTAACCTTACATGAATGGATAAATGTAAGAAACAATGTCGCTATTGCTTATGGAGGAAATGGTACAACTATCGCAAGAAGTTGTAATATATCTGAGGCACAAGGAGAATTTGTGTTTAATGCTTATTTTAAAGCTTTTCCAGATTTACCTGCTTATTTTAAACTAGTTTATAAAAATGCTGTAAGAGATGGTTATATTGAATTTAATGATGTAACTCGTCATAAATATTTTATTCCTCATTTTGAAGATTTTAAGGAGGTAGAATCAGAAACAAGAGATACTGACTTCTGGAAAAATTACAGAGAAAACAAAGATGATTTAGTTTTAAAAGCTAAAGTGAAAGGGTATTTTAAACTTAAAGGAGAAATCCAGAGAAAAGCCCAGAACTATAGAATTCAAGGAACTTCCGCATCTATAAGTAAATATGCATTAATTTTATTATTCAACACTATTATTTCGAGAAAGAGGTTCAATGAGATCAAAATTGTAAATTTTATTTATGATGAAATTCTTATGGAAGTTCCTGAAGCAGAAGGTGAAGAATGGAAAGTTATTTTGGAAACAGCAATGATTAAAGGTGGTGAGCCTTTCTGCAAAACTATCCCATTAAAAGCTGATGCAGAAATTAATACATTTTGGAAACATTAATGACTAGAGATGAAAGACAAACTGATGTCTTGAAGACTTGGGTGAATGCAAAATGTGTAGGGACAGTTACTGCTGCAACTGGTTTAAATAAAATAAAAATAACTTGTTGATCCAAATAAATTTGTTATCTTTGTGTATAAATAATATACAAAATGATAACTATAAATTTTGAACAATTAAATGAAATTTCAGGCATTTATATAATAAATAACCTGAAAAACAAGAAATCCTATATAGGATCTAGTAAAAATCTTTATGATAGATTACATCAACATTTTCATAATTTAAAATACAAAAAACATCATTCTTTACATCTTCAATCCTCATACAATAAATATGGGGAAGATGCATTTAATTTTAGTATTTTAGAATTATGTGAAGTTGAAGATTTAGAAATAAAAGAACAGTATTGGATAGATTTTTTAAAACCTACCTATAATAAACGACTAGATGCTACAAGAAATACAGGACTGCCGTGTTCAAAAGAAACAAAATTAAAAATTTCAAATACTTTAAAAGAAAAATATCAAAAAGGTATTATTACTACTTATAGACAAGATCATTTACAAATCAAAACTAATTTATATGATGCTATTACACATCAACTTATAGATTCTTTTAATAGTATTGCAGATGCTCTTAGATCTATAGGAGTTAATCACACTAAATCAATGGATAAGATAAAAGATAAAATTGTATATAATAAATACGTTTTTGTTTTTCAAGAAAACTTAGATATTGATCAATATATAAACTCTTTAAAAGTAAAAAAGAAATATTGGAGAAATAAGTTAAAATTCCTGGACCAGGATAAACCTATTTAAAATTGGAACCCCTTCAAATCATGGGCAATCAATTACGAACTATGTAAAAAGTATAATGTAACATAGACGTTTAACGACTAGTAGATAAGTAACTTAACTAATTCTACCACGAAATATAGGCACAGAAATGTGATGAGATAGTCTAAACTATGAAGATGATAAATTCATAGAATCAGAGGATAAAGAGCCTTTGAGATAATATAATTGTCGGGAAGACTAGAGTCGCCTTACGTGCCATAAAGTGGTTTCTTGCTAAGAATCCCACCTCAAAAGTAATGATTGTTGTGCCAACAACATATCTTAAAACCCAATGGGTTAAACTTTTAGAAGAGTGGAAGTTAGAGGGAGTTGAAATATGGGTTATCAATTCAGTCGTGAAAACAGAACATAAAATAGATTTTCTAGTATTAGATGAAATTCATTCATTTGCTAGTGATTTATTTGTTCAAGTTTTTAGAAAAGTAGACTATAAGATAATCATGGGTTTAACTGCTACAATAGAGAGACTTGATGGTAAAGAGACAATTCTTAAAAGATTTGCCCCAATATGTGCAGAAGTACCTATTTCTGAATGTATTGAAAATAAATGGTTAGCACCTTTTAGAGAGTATAAAGTTCTCTTAGATGTAGATCTCACTGAATATCAAAAATTAAATGTGGAATTTATTTCTCATTTTTCTTTCTTTGATTTTAACTTTGAGTTAGCTATGTCTATGCTAGGAAATATAATTAATAGAAGGAAATATGCTAAACAAAATAATTTAGAATACAAAGCAGTTGATTTACATGCGTTTGGGTTTAATCGTGCAATGCAGGCTAGGAAAAAGTTTATCTTTGACCATCCTTTTAAATCACAAATAGCCCAAGAAATTTTAGCTTTTAGACCAAATGCGAAAGCTATAACTTTCTCGCAAAGTATCCCAATGGCTGAGAGTATAGGAGTTGGATGGATTATTCATTCTAAGTTAACTGCTAAAAAAAGAACTAAAGTAGAAGATGAGTTTAATGTTGCAAAAACTGGAGTCCTAAATAGTATTCGTACTATAGAATTAGGAGCAGACATTCAGGATGTTAATCTTGCCATAATATTATGTGGTACTTCTTCTGCAATTAGTAGTTATCAAAGAAAAGGAAGGGCAATTCGACTTGAAGGAGATAAAACTTCTGAGATTTTTCACCTTGTTCTAAGGGGAACTGTCGAGGAAGAGTGGTTCCGAAAAGCCTCTAAAGGTGCAGACATTATCACAATAGATGAGGAACAACTTAAAACTGTTTTAAATCATGGAGATATTGAAGAAAAGGAACACAAAGAGAATAAATTTTTATTTAGATTTTAAAATAAATGAGTACCGATCAAGCAATTGCAGCAATAGAAGTTCTTACAAAACTTTTATCTGCAAACATTTTCTTTAAGGATGAAACTTACGAAAGAATCATAAAAAAATTAGATTATTTACTGGATTTACTTTGAGAAATCAAATTAATTTCTTAACTTTAACTTCTTACATCAAGAAATAATGGCAGAATATAAACAATATAGACGTAAAGGGCTCTCAGAAATGAAAGCATATACGCCTGGGGATGATCTAACTGGAGTTAGTATATCAGATGCGGATAAATTGTTACCCTCGTTAGAGGGCGGGTATATTGCACGTAATCCAAAAAATCATAATGATTTATGGTACGTAGCAAAAGCATATCACGATGATAATTTAGAAGCAGTGGATTAATGATAGTAGAGTGCCCAAATTGTAAAAACTCGTTGAGAGTTAAAAAAGTAGATGATGAATTTATATGTTATAAATGTGGAACCATAATTTCTGGGGAAACTGTTACACAAATAGGTGTAACTAACTATAAATTCAAAGATGATGACCAAGAGTACATCATTGTATTTAATGATGCAGAAGACTTACAAGAGTTTATGAAAATTGCTGAGGAAACAAAAGCAGGTTATAAACTATGTAAGATTACTACACCAACAGGAACTACAAAGATTGTATGAATAAATTAAAGCTTGAACTAAATAAAGAACTAGATGTAATGGTGGAACTGCAAATATCCGCTGAAGAGTGGCTGTTTATCCAGTTATTATACCTCTGTGAAGAAGGTGATACAGATAGTTTATTTAGATATTTTACTCAAGCAAAAAAAGATAGTATTCCCAAGGCGACTTTACAATCGCTTCAAGACAAAGGAATTATTAATCCTACTTATAAAATACCTGCAGAAGGAGAACGTTTTGATCCAACCAAGATAAAATTAACTGATAAATTCAGTAAAAAATACTTTAAAGTATCTGGTGAAATGGGTTTAGAACTTCTTCAAGCTTATCCTTTATTTATTACTTCTGGTAATAGATCTTTTCCAATGAAAAACATAGCTAAACAATTTAAAAGTTTAGAAGATTTCTCATTCATG